CTGCCAAATTCCACGGGCCTGCTGTTCGCTTCCCGCGATGGCAAGCCGATGTATGCAGAGAACATACGTCGACGGCAATGGCACCCGCTGCTCAAGCAGCTAGGTATCGCCCCGGCCGGATTCCATTCACTGCGCCACGGCAGACCCCGCGCGCTGTTCCAAGCTGGTTGCTCCCCTGCAGTGGTCCAGAAGCTCATGCGGCACGGCACGCTCCGCATGACCGAGAACTACGTGCACACAAGCGCCACGGACCTGCGCGACGCACTCAACGCCGCGAGCCAGCGTACCGCCGCGCTCAACAGCAACTCTCTACATCCGAGCCCCGAAACGCCCCAGCGCGACGCGAATGCCCTGAAATTGCCGAGGCCGCAGACATGACCCGCACCACGATAAAGGTTCCTATCACCGACCGCGCGACCGCGCCACCAACCGTCGCGCTAGCTGCCAGGTACTACTTCGTTCCCCGCCGCCCCAAGGCCCACCAGACCGTGGAACTGGTGCTGGCGATCAGCGGCGGCCAGGCCAACATCATTCAGTTGTTGCGCGTCGCCGTACGGCTGGCAGGTGCCGAGTGACCGGCGCTATCGGACCCGGCAGCTACACCGCCGCACCGTTGCGCAACGGCCGCGCGCGGCGAGCAGCTGCTGCGGCCAGCTTGGCGCGCATCGATCGCAAGTCGTTGAAATCCCAGAGACAGGGGGTAGGCGGTATACGTTCGCTCCCCAAACCTAGCGTTCCAGCGTGGTGTGCGACCGTGTGCAGCGCCGCGAAATTGGAAAAAGGGAGGAGATGACGTGAGAGGCCGTAAACCTAAGCCGGCGCACCTAAAATTGGTCACCGGAAACCCTGGAAAGCGACCGCTGCCGCCGGCCGATCCAGTGCCAGCCGGCACCCTGGAACGCCCCACGAGGCTCGCCAAGGGCCCGGGCAAGGTCTGGGACGAGGTGATCGCCAGGGCCTTCTGGCTAACTTGGGCCGACGGCCCAAAGGCACGCATCTTCTGCGCGCTGCAGGCCCAGTTCGACGCGTCGCCGGCCAAGATGATCTCGAGCCGCATCGCCATACTGAAAGGCATCGCGTCGGACCTGGGTCTGGATCCCACCAGCCGCGTGCGGATGCGCATCGAGGGCCAATCCCCAGCGGACGATGACTCGGACGGGAGATTCTCGTGGTGAGCCTGGGCCGCAAGATCCTGGAGGCCCAGCTCGCCAACAAGCGGCTCGGCCTGGGACCTCTCGGGGATCCGCCACCGTTTTTAGCGCTGACGGAGGCGGAGATCCGCGCGTGGCATGACATCGTGGCTGCGGCCGTGCCGGGCGTCCTGGCCTCGCCCGATGCGCTCGCCATGGGAGTTGCCGCCGCGGATCTCGCGGCGTGGCGTTCAGGCCAACGCAGCCCCGACGATCTGCGCAACCTGGTTGCCTGGCTCGACGAACATCTGATTCCCCACGCGGCACGCGCGAAGCTGCTTGCCCCGGCGTGCCCGTGACCGCGCGGAATCTCGAAATCATCGTCGATGGCCAGGTGCTCTTCTGCGTCGCGTTCGAGAGCGAAGCCGAGCGGCGGGCCGTTCTTGCTGGTCGCGCCGCGGCGCAGACCGTGGCCTGCGCCGTTCCCGCGGCAGTAGTAGCGCCGGCACCTGCAGCTGACCCACGACCTCCAGGCCGCCCAGCTATATGGGGCCCGATCCTGGAAGAAGCACTGCAGGAGATCGGTCCACTGACTGGCACGCTGGCAGGCCAGGTCCGCGCGGTGCGAAAGCACCTCGCCGACACGCGAGGACCGGTGGAGATTCCCTCCCGCCCCACCGTCGAGCGCTACCTACGTCAGAACTCACCTCACAAATCGCCTCAAAAATCCCGCCGCGGGAAGATCACAAGCACTGGATGAGGAAACCCATGATTGCGACCATAGTTAAAAAGCTGAACGGGCACGCTGCCGACGCAGCGTCCCTGGCGGAGGCACTGGCCCAGAATGGCCGCGACATCCCGGAGGCTGAAGGCGCGCTGCGTGACCTGCAGGTCCGACGCCACCAGGCGCTGCTCGATGACGCCACTGACGCCGTACTCAACAAGCTCGACCGCGAGGTGTCCCGCGCAGAGGTCAAGATTGAGAAGCTCCGCGCCGCCGCCGACCCGCTGCGCGAGCGTCTTGCGACGGCGCGCGCCGTTGAGCACGAGCGCGCTGTCGACCGGCACATCGAGATTCTGGCCACTGAGTACCTGGCACTCCGCACCGCCGTCTTCGAGGCAGAGCGGGCACAGCAGCGCATGATGGCCGCACGCTCGGCAGCGATCAGCGAAGTCGGCGAGCGCGGCGTGGCTCTCATGCCCAACCTGTGCTTCGCGGGCATCCTGGGCATGTACGGGAGCGTCGAGGCCTGGGCCTTTGCGAACGACCCTGTCGTCGCCCGCGCGAAGGCCTCGCGTGAAAACCGGCCGATCACAGTCGCGGCGACCGCGGTGGCGCCGGCGATCGTGCCAAAACAGCAGGCAATCGCCAACGCACGCACCCGCGCCAAGTCCCTCGCCGACGCTGAACGAATCCCAGTGGGCGCAGCAGAGAGCGTGGGTCCAATGGAGATGGTCGTACCGCGGGCCCCAGATTTCACCGGAGAACTGCAGCCTGGGCAGGCCCTTGTGAGGGTCGTGCGCAACGGTTACTGCCCCGACGAATCAGCCGCGCCGGCATCGGTTGGCCAGCTAATCGCGATGGACGCGGCCATCGCGGCCATCGCGCAAAACAACGGCGCCGTGCGGATCCAGCGCGCGGGCCCGCCGGCCGGCGCCGAAATTAGGATGGTCTGATGAGCACGCTCTGCACTTTGGGTTCCTTGAACGCACCGCCTGGTCAGCCGGGCGCAACGTCAGTCCAGTACATCCTGTGCGCAATCGTGGGTGGTTTTTTGGATGTCGAGTCGTCATCCGACGCGAACAACGCACTCATGATGACCGGCACAGTCCCCTTTTCCGATCCCTCGGGCTCCATAGGCAATCCCGACTGGCCATATAAGCCAGCCATCGACACGCCACAAACCGTGATTTTAGCGCGCCGGTATTTTCCGGCGGCGACCCCACCTGGATGGTTTCGCGATCCGCTGCCGGCCGTCTGCCCAGCCGGCTCGAGTATTCGCGTAAGCGCCGCGGAGTACTTAGCCCTAGTGACCTCCGGCGGCCTGCAGCTGTTCTGACCAACCACCAAACCCACCGCAAACGAGCAAAGGGAAATTTATGAACCAGGTTCTTCAGCACAACATAGGGGGGCTGATCGTCGTAGTGACAAGCATCGCCGCGCAAAGCGCATCGGCCGGCACGATCAACGGAAACAGTGTCGATCGCTTCCTGCACAACATGCCAGGGTCGGCGGTGCTGCACAGTGGTCTGGGCGCAATTAGCGGCGCGCCGTCGGCTTCTAGCGTCACCACCAAGCTGCAGCACTCGTCGGACAACTCGACCTGGACGGACTTCAAGCCGGACGGCGCGAACGTCGCGCTTCTTGCGCCACTCACGGCAGCCAACACGGAAGGCAGCCTCAACGTCGATCTGAGCCTTGCGAACCGCTACATCCGTGCGGTCAGCACGGTCGCCTTCACGGGCGGCACCACGCCGTCGCTGCTCACGGTCGCGGAAATCGTCATGGCGGGCGCGCCGATCGGCCCGGCGATCTGAGGCGACACGACATGAGCGAGGCAAAAATCATCGCGTTCGGCTGCGCCGCCCGGGAATTGGTCATGGCGCTCGACGGTTATGCCGAGATGCGGCGGACCATGCACGACGAGGTGCTGACACCCCTGGCGGAACTGGCGCAGGCCGCGATCGATGCAAACGCCGCCGGCGACACAGCTGCGCTAGAAGAGCGCCTCAACGCACTCCGGCGGACCATAGCGTTCATCGTCGCTGTCCACCAGACCAACGATCCCTTGGTGCGCGAGACACGCATGCACATCGACAACTGCGTACAGGCGCTGGAGCCACTCTTGCCGAGACCACCCGCGGAAGCGCTTCAATGAGCGCTCCCTCGATGCACAGCGCAAGCGTTTCACGGCGATCGGCGCCGATCACGCTGCATCGTTTCATGGCGGCATCGATCACCCCGGTCGGGGAACTGGAGTTTGGCGGGACTGCGGCGACGGCGGAATTGCAGAGTGATGGATACGCCCTCTCGATGGACGGCGGCGATATCAGTCGACTCAAGAGCGGCCACGCCCCGCTCCTGTGGATGCACAAGCAGGACCATCTGATTGGTCGGATCCTCACGGCCACCGCTACAGCGCGAGCGCTGGAGTTCCGCGCAACCTTCCCGAGCACCGGCACCAACGCCCTCGCAGACGAGAAGCGCAAGCTCGTGAAGGACGGGATTCTGCGCGGTGTCTCCCTCGGGTTTGTCATCGATGAGTGGGAGCCGATCCAGCCCGGCAACCCGAAGGCCGGCAGACGGGCGACCAGATGGACGGCTCTTGAAGTGAGCCTGTGCCCGATACCGGTGGATAGCAGCGGAATGATCACAGAGCGCGCGCGGCGCGCCACCAGGAGCACACAAATGAACCAGGCCATTCCCCAAGTAGATGCGGCGCTCGAGGAGCACCGCGCACTGGGCCGACACAGCACCGAGATCACCGAGGCGTCAGAGCGGCTGGACCAGCACAGAAGCCGCGCCGGCACCGCGCTGCGTGACCTGAAGTCTGCGCTGCAGTCCGGCGACCAGGACAAGGTTGCGGAGTGCCACCAGCGCTGCATGCGCTCGATGAATCGCATGCGTTCTGAACTAAAGGCCATCGGCGACCGGCAGTCCGATGCCCTGGACGCGCACAGCGCAATGGTGCGATCCCTGGGCGCAGTCGACGACATGCAGGAGCTTGCACCGCAAGTCGTGGCAGACGGCGGCAACGAGTCTGCGAACACGTCCCGCGGAAGACGGCAGCGCGACCTGGCAGTGTTTGAGGCAGTGGGCCGCGGGTACGAGCTTGAGCAGTAAGGCCGAACATCGATTTCTGCAATCCGCGCCTGTCAGGCTTGTTCGGCGCGGCGAGTAAGGCGTGAGAGCACGATAGATCCGCGTCAGCGCGCAGCTACAGCCCTTTACTGGCTCCTCCATGTAGCGGAGCGCGTCAGAGCCGCTGTAACGGCATCGGCAGCCCGGGTCTTCGAAGACGGGTTGGCAGCTCTCCGAGCGGGAAACCGGCACGGGCTGATCTAATTTCAGGAGGCATAGATGAGCGGAAACAACCTAGCCGTAAGCATCACGGCGGACGTCGTGGACCTGCAGGTTAAATTCGCACTCGCGCGCGCCGAGGCAAACAAGCTCTCGGCGGAGATGAATAAGCTTGCGAAGGCCGCGGCGATGGGTGAGATCGATGCCGCTGGGTCGGCTCGACTTCAGAAGCTTTCCGTTGACCTGGTTGACGTTCGTTCGGAGGCCGCCAACGCTGCCGCAGCGATACGCAAGGCCGGGCTCTCAACGGGCGAGATGGCGGGCCAGCTTTCGGCAGGACACGGCTCTATCTCCACGGCGACGCGCGAGTTCCGTGCTTTGTTCGACGAGCTGTCCTCCGGCCGCACGCGGCAGACACCGGGCACGCTGGCCATCATCGCGCAGAGGGTCCTGGGCCTGGGGCCCGCTGCCCTGGGGGCGGTGGCCGGCGTCGGAGCACTGGCTGGCGGCCTTGCCTTTCTCACCTATCGGGCCGCCGAGGCCGCGAAGGGTATCGGTGAGGTTGAGATTGCGGCGAAATTCGCCGGCAACACGGACCTGAGCAAACAGGCGATCAAGGGGATGATCGACGAGCTGGCCAGGGCGCCCAATATATCGGCCTCTGCTGCAAAGTCGATCGTCCAGAGCTTCGCGTCCATGCACGACTCCACAGAGCCCCGGATGAGGTCCCTGGAGGCGATGGTATCGAGTTACGCGACGTTAACCGGGCAGGCGGCGGACAAGGCCGGCGAAGAGCTCGCAAAGATATTTGGTTCAGATGAAGCAGCGACCAAATTGGCGAAGTCGCTTGGCGGTCTAACGCAGCAGCAGATCGATGCCGCAAAGGCTGCGGATCTCTCCGGCAATACGAACGTACTGTACGCCGCGAAGTCGGCGATCCTCCAGAGCGTATTATCCAGGGCGACTGGCGCGCTCGCCGAGCAAAACGCTGGGATGACAGCGAGTTTCAGCAACTCCATGGCTCTTGTTGGCGCGATTCAAGCCGGGATCCCGCTTCAGCAGGTGCGGATCGGTCTGCTCGATGAGCAGAAAAAGGCGCAGGACCAACTCACTGCGTCGGCAAAGAAGTATGGCGATGAGGTTCGCAATACACCCCAGACACAGAATCAGGTTCTGACTACCGGTGTGGCGTCGGCGGAGAAAGAAAACCCCGTGGCGCAGCAGATCACAGAGGCGAAGTCCAAGATCAGCGAGATGACGGCGGCCCTGACCGTAGCGCAGCAGCAAGGCGACCGCGTCAACGTCGACCTGCTCACCGCGAGCCTGGTCAAGGCGCGCGAGAACCTCACCGCCCTGCGGTTCGGGCCCGTGGTTGACCGGATGCGCGACGCCATGGCGCAGCTGGCTGCGACCTGGGACGGTACCCAGTCCGGGATGCTCGCCAGGCAGCGGGCGATCGCCGCGGCCTCCCTCGGTCAGACGCAGGCCGGCTCGAAAGAGTACCTGGAGGTCCAGCGGGAGATGGCCCAGCTGGAGGTGAAGCTGCGGCAGACCGCCGGGCAGGAGATCATCGCCAATGCGCGCATGCAGATCTCGGAGATCAACGCGGCGACCTCCACGGGCGCCCTGGATCGCCTTTCGAAGGATCGCGATGTGTGGGTGCAGACGCTGTCCAGCGACCGCCTGACGGCCGCCCAGCGTGTAGAAGTGGCCCGCGACCTGAACCAGTCGATTGCCGCCCTGAACAAGGAACGCGAGTCACTGGCCAGCGCCATTACCCGGGCGGACGCCAACACCGACATTGCGATTGCTCGCATGAAGATCGAAGCGGAGAAGTCGGCCCTGGACATGGCGGTGCAGGCGAACCAGATGGCCGCCGCGCACAAGCTGCAGATCCTAAAGGACCTGACCAATCAGGAATATTTGCTGGACCTCCAGCGCCTGCAGAACGAACTCGACACGCTGAAGGACCAGCCGGTCGAATACGACCGCGTTTACAACCAGATCCGTGAGCTCAAGGCGAAGCTCAACCTTGACCTTGCGGCGCTGGACAAGCAGGCGGCGGCGGAGGCGGCTCGGCAGGCGAAGGACCAGGCCAACGGCTGGAAGAGCGCATTAGGCGAGATAGAGAACGCCGAAAGTCAAATGGTCAGCAACCTGCTGAGCGGGCGCAAATCGATGGGACAGACCCTGCTGTCTCTGTCCGGCGAGCTCGTGACGAAAGAAATCGCGAACGACCTGCGCGCGATGACGGCCCGCCTCCTGATCACCAAAACGGGACAGACGGAAGAAGACGCCTTAAAGCTAGGCGGCTTTCTATACCACCTGATGAATAGCCAAAAGGAAGTGGCTGCGACGGTGGCGGCCGAGGCGGCGAAGGCGAAAGCTGCCGACGCTGGAGCTGCGGAGAAGGCCACGGCGGATTCCGCGGCGACAGCAGCCACACAAGCGGAGGTTTCCGTTTCTGGCCCGGCGCAGGTTATGTCTGACGCTGCTGTCGCCGCCGCCGGCGCTTTCGCAGCTACGGCTGCCATCCCGTTCATCGGCCCAGAGCTCGCGCCGGCTGCCGCCGCCGATGCCTTCATGGCCGTTTCCGCCTTTGCGCCACTGGCGTCCTTCGATGTCGGCGCCTGGAACCTCCCGCGCGACATGGTCGCCCAGGTCCACAAGGGCGAAACGATCATGCCGGCGAACTTCGCCGCCGGGTTCCGGGATGCGGTGTCGGGAGGCGGGTCCGACAGCGGGAAAGGCGGTGGCGATACAAATCACTACCACCTGGGCGTCAACGCACTCGACGGCCGCAGTGTCGAGCGGCTGCTGAGCAGCCAGAGCCACACCATCGCAAAGGCGCTGCAAAAACAGGTCAGCCGGAATTGGCGGCCGAAGGTGTAGCGCGGGAGCAGTCGCTCCGAAAAGAGAAAGGCCGCCCGAAGGCGGCCTTTTGTCTATGGCCTCACAAGGCCCGGGCGGCGCTTTAGTTCAGCCGCGTGCCTGCGCGATTCGGCCTCCAGCCGGGCTGCCGTACGGAGCTGGTATCGCTCCCAACGAGCGTGCTCCCGGGCAACATGCACGCCGCACATCCACTCTGCATAGGCGATATAAGTTTCAGTCTTCATTGCTTTGCTCCTTCATTTCTAGGCGAACTGAAGGAGGGAGCAGGCGCTGGATCGGTGCGCGTCTGCTGCCTCCGTGGCCATTAGCCCCTTGCCGCGCCAAGCCGCGTTTAATCGCCGAAGCGAAGGCCGATCCGAGATCAATACTGCTACCGCCGCAGTTCTGGCGCAAGGCCGCCCCTCGCCGGGCGACCCGGCCTGGTAACGCGTTAGGCGCAGGACTGTCGGTGATCATAACTTCACCGCCTTGAGCTTCTGTGCCCGCCGAGCGAGCATTTTTTCGGCCAGCGTCCGCGGTACGCGCACGCTGGGGCGAGCCTGGATGGAAAGGCCATCCCGTGATTTCTTCTCGACATACTCAGCCAACAGATGAGGCATGAAGATCCAGCGCCTGCCGACCTTGCAGGCCGGCAGGTCGCCCGCCCGCGCCAGGGCGGCGCAGGTATCGTCGTGGATCTTCAGATAGGCGGCGGCCTGCTCGAGGGTCCAGGTCTGGTTGACCGGCGCACCACCGGTGCCAGTGGGCGGTGCGCCGCTCACAGCCGGCCACCCAATCTGCGGTTCGTCGGCCGG